GTCCGTAAAGCATATATTGACCAGTTGTAGAAATTGCCACACAATTTATATAACCTGAAATTTGTGTTTGTAATTGTGAACCGTAATTTTTTAAAACCCAACAACCACTTGTGGTTGAAATTATTTGATATTCACCAGTTTGACTAAAGGCAGCATCTGTTGTTGCCACAGAACCGAAGTTGTAATAATTTGAAGAATAAGTTCCGTAAGTACTTCCTCCATCGGTGGACAAAACAGACCCATTACCAGATGAGTCAAAAAGACCGATATATTGACCGTCACCACTAACCGCACACTTTGTTTTTAAGTTTGTATTTGGTAAATTAGTTATTGTGCTATAAGTTTCCCCATAATCGGTTGAATGAATATAATTAACACTCCCAACTGCAACGACATATCTGCCATCATCTGGACCAACAAAGCCCTCAGATTGACTAATAAGTCTTTTATTAAATCCCATATTTAAAAAGTATAATCAATTAAACTTGCTTTTGTTGTTTTAGAATTTATATTTTCCTCGTGTGTTGCACATTCGCTTCTTAAATTTGACCTTTCATCAATTATATTTTGCGGTGGTGCAATACCCTCTTGACCTCTTATGATATACCAATCAGTCACAGCAAGTTTTAAATTGTAAAATAATTTTAATTCAGCAATTTTTTGTTCTTTAAGTTCAGCAACCGTTTCTGTATAGGTTCTTGATTCAACTGGGTATGTGAATACTTCACTTTCAGCATCAAAATATATGTCGCCAAGTTGCTCAGATTGTTTTGTAGTTGGTGTTACAACATCATAAAATCCAAGACCTTTCAATTCTTCGTCCGACATATAATTAACCCCAAGAGTATTATTCCAAGTTTTTGGAATTGATAAATATGTTTTAATTGTACCGTTTATACTTATTGCTTTCATTTTATATTATTTTTAAGATGGGTCTGTGTCGCTTGTGTATGTTGCAACCGAATAAATTAAAATTGCATCTGAATCATTGTCATCGACACAAGTTAATTGAATATGATTTGATGCTGCTCCGTCATAAACACCAGTACCTGCTTGATTAATTGTAGAAGTAGTAAAACTATCTGCCAATGTAATGGTTTGCGCCCCTGTTACAAGAATATCAATTACTTGACCCTTCTTGATGTTTTGGATGTTTAATGTTGTCGCACCAGTAAGCGCAGAAGTCAATTCAAATATTCCATAAGAAGATGCATCTAAGTTGATTGTTCCACTTGTTGTCGCAATGTCTTGTTTTTCGGTGTATCTTGCTGCAAGTTGGTCGTGGTCAACAACGTTATCTTGAATAGTTAATATAGCTGAACCCTCAACATCACCTGTATGGTATGCATTATAAAAATTAATAGTTCCTTCAGGAATATCATCTGTGTCAAGTGTAACAACTCCTGTTTGTCCGTTTACCGAATCAACATCTCCTGTATCGTCTGAATACAATTCCGTAAAATTGTCATTAACCTTGTCGAATGCCGTTCTGAGGGGGTCTCCTGTCCCGTCGTTAGCGGTTGTTCCAATATTGATTGTTTGTTTAGCCATTTTTTATTTTTTTATTCTTGTGTTGCATCTGCGGTATAAAGTGTTGTATCAGCAAAAATATTTGTGTCATCGGCAGATAATAATAAAACTCCTGCCCAACAAGTTGGTGCTGAATATAAAGGTATTGCATCAGTAGTTTCTGCTGTATCTCCAAACCACGTAGAACAATATATCTTTCCCCAATTTATGCTATTTGCCATATTTAATACAATTACTTTTTTTAGTTTTTGTTATATAAGTAAAATATTGCTTTAACTTATTTACGTTTTCTTGTTTTGGTTTGTATTTCATAACACCCATCCTTCAAAACTAGTATCTTTATCAGGATATACATCATCATTATTATTTGAATAGTATTCAGGAAATTTAGAACTAGCATTAAAACTCATATAATCAACAAATCTATCTGTATAATATTGTGCTGTATTTCTTTCTTTTTCTATTAAAAAATCAACTTCTTCTTTTGATACGTTTTCAGCATTTTCAGAATTGTGTTTAAATACACCTTTATTTGCAACAGTATAAGCTGCAAAAGGTAAATATTCGACCATAGACCAATGAATTAACATTGGCTTTATATGATCATTTACTAAACTTAAATAATCACCTGTTAAACTAGATGCTAAAATATCAGATTGAATCTTGTTATAAAGGTCGGTTCCAATATAGTTTTGGATATGTATATCTTGTGCAATTTTTACATATTGAATAAATTTGTCTGTGTCAACATTTCCATTCATAGCAGTAAATTTTACTACATCTTTTCTTGTTACAAATAATGCTTGTGCCATTTTTTATCTATTTACAAATCCTTGTTTAGGCATATCTTTTGGTCGCTTTGCAACTTTAGGGTCGTTAGTTTCGGGTTTAAAACCTTCTTTTTTTGCCTTATTTACACTTATTTCTGCATTTGGGTTAGTTGCATCTGGTTTTACATCTTTTGCCATATATGTCTTTCTCATCCAAAAATGATGACATGCTCCTCCTCCTTTATATAACCATATATCGTAAGTAGCAGCTCCAGATTTTCCCCATCCTGCGTTTACTGCTTTTTTACTCATTTGCATTATATCTTCTTTACGATATATCTTTTTTGCTTTAATCATATTTTGACAAAAGTCTCTACTTACACTCTTACCTTTTTTGATAGTTTCTTCTAATGGTGCATATTGATAACGTACTTTAAATTTCATATCATCAACCTCTCCATCTTGTTCGCTTTTTGCGTTTGGTCTTGCGGTTCCTGTTGAAGCTAATCCAATCATTTTATCTAATGCTTCTTCTTGGTCGTAGTCAACCTCTCTTTCATCAACTAATACCCAATTTTCTAAATCTTCATCTTCTCCAAAGTCATTAAGTAGATCAAATATTCTATCATCAACATATGGTTTCTCCTCAGAAAGTTTTACTCCTGTTTCTTCTTCACGTGATTCATCTGTTATAGCATTATCTGTTTCAATAAAAGCTAAAGGTTGTAAAGTTTTAAAATAAAGTTTAAGTGATATACCATTAACTGCTAAAATGTCATCTATACAATCAGTTAATAAGTCTTGGTAAGGTTTAATAGTAATATTATCAAATAGAAGTGCAGCAGTTTTTATTTCATCTGCATTAGAGCCTAAACCGTTGTTTTCAGTTCTAATTCCTAAAAGTAATGGACTTGTTACCCGGTGGGCAACTATTAGTTTAGCAGAACACTCGTTAGATAAATATTCATAGTGTTGTGGTGCATCGTTTAATGGAATATCATCTACTGTTGTTTTAGACTCGGCGTTGTTATTAAATGCAATTATCACTTTCTCACCTCTCGCTCCTGTGAGTTTGTGCATTACATCACTTTTAATTTGTAATTGCTTCTCTCTATCAGGTACACCATTGTTAAAGTTAACTACCTTTGTTCCACTAAAACCGTTTTGTACATCGTTAATTAAGTAGTCTGCTATTTCGCTTTCTAATTCTGCATAAGCTAAACCACCTTGGTAATCTACTGGACAATAATAATCATATCCAGATACATATTTTTTTACCATTTTAATTTCAGGCTCGTTTCCGTTACCAAAACCAAAAGCTGCTATGCGTTGAGGTTTGTCACTACGCTTTACTTTTGCCCAATTATGATGATAGTAGTATGCTTCTACTTTTCCATCTTCGTTACATTTTTCTGCTCGTAATGTTTGTCTTGGGAAATGTTCTGCTTTTACTACTTCTCCTTTTTTATATAAAACTTGAAAAGAACCTTCACCTAATAATTTTAAATCAAGTACTACTTTTCTTAAACAACTATCAGAAACAATAGAACGCATTGCAGCGTATTCGTTAGGTTTTGCACTACTATTTAAAGCATCTAATCCTTTACCATAAATCATATTACTAACACCATTTATAATAGAATGATTAGTAGTAGAATTAGTATAAAGTTCAATTAAATAAGAATAGTAGTCATTATCATCTCCATACTCTACCCAATCACGGTTTTTATCTTCGCTGATTTTAGGCCTGTTGTAAGAAGCTAAATTAACTATGTGTAAATTATTATCCATTAGAACGTAATAAATTCGTTGTCAGTTTGATTAGATACATATTCACCATTATTTATTGAATATTCTGGTAAATTTGTTTGATTTGTACAAAATATTTTATCTTTAAATATAACTTTAGCATCTTTAATTTCAATGTTATAGAATACATCTTCTTTTAAATTAAATATATCACTATATAAATTATAATAAAGCTCACTAGAAATGCCCGTAGTGTCCTGGTTATATACCTCTACGTTTGTAGATTCATTTACTATTGTAATATTATAACTATTACCTATTGTAAATTGTCTTGGTATAAATTTAATAGTTTGCACACTTGCACTTTCTTGTAATACAATCATATTAATACAATAAAAAAACTTTGAATTTGTTATAATAAAAAAGGGTAACATTTCTGCTACCCCCTTTAAAACCAAATGAAAAAATATTAAGAGTTAGTACCCTCTATAATTGTTGCAGTTGCACTAGCCATTCCTGCAAAAGGATCTGCTGCAGTTGCACCACTAACAAAATTAGCTGGTTCTAATTCCTGTGCATTTAATGTAAGAGTATATCCAGAAAGATCTGCCATTGCAGCTCCAGTAACAATTGTTCCTCCATTCACGTCAGAACCATGTGCTAACCCCATTAAAAATACATTTCCGTTATAATCTTCTACTGCTACGTGTGGTCTACCGTAAGCTAAAAGTTTCAATTCTTTATTATCTTCTTTAGTTAATTTCTTAAGAGATAAAGACAATGTTTGATCAAAGAATGTAGTTCCATTCTCTCTTGAAGACGTTATAGCCTGTTCAAAGCTACTTCCACCTTTTAATTCATATTTGTATGCAGAAAAAGTTCCTGATAAATCTGTAATCTCATCGTCAGTCTTAGTTACAGTACCTAAATCGCCAAAATCAACGAAATAAACTGCTTTTAAACCTCCAACTACATCTTTACATGGTTCTTTTCTACCTTTTGTTAAATCACAAGCCATAGTTTTTTTGTATTAAAAAAGGGCAGGTAGGCACAAATTTGGCTTACCCACCCTCTTTAGTTAGTTTATTTTTATATTAGATTCCGTAAGATACGATTTCACTTACGATTCCGTATTGTACTCCAGCTGTAAATCTCATTACGACTCTCACATTTTGAGAACCATCGATATCAGCCATATCAATTACTTTAACTTCGTTTTGGTCAGACAATAATCCCGTACCAAAATAAAGATTAGATTTTTCAGCAGCGATTGCTGTATTATCTGCTAATCCGTTTGCAACAAAGATTTTAACTCCGTCAAAAGTTAAACTTCCGTTGTTCCACCATTGAGTTCCCATAGCATTTGTACCATTAGCTCCTAATCCTGATGTTCCAAATCCTCCTAAAGCTCTTACATAAGCTCTAGCGATATTTTGAGATACATATATATTAAGATCTTCAGATCCATAAATAGTAGTTGGGATAGCATCTACAATAGAACCAAGTTGTGCAATTACGTTTGCAGCATCAACAGTGGTTCCTGCGATTTTGTTTCCTCCTGTGTGTGCAGTGTCGGCATCCAATAGAGTGGTTAACCCATCAAATTGTCCGCTTGTTGCAGTAGAACCTTCCCAAATAGAGGTTTCAGTTCTTTGCGCTACTTTAGCAGCAACGTGAGAAATCAAGAAATCACTAAAAGATGAAGGTAAGTTTTGAAATGCAGAATAACCCATTGAAATAGCTTCCCAATCATTTTGGAAATCTGCTTTACAAAGTTGTAAGTTCACTTGCTGATACTCAGGTTGTAACACTCTTTCGTCAAGTGTTAAAGTAGAAGTAGCATCAAAATCACAAGATGCATCTTTTACAATATCATCAGTAGATACAGTTTTTAATACTTCTTTAAATTTAATGTTAGGCTTAACTGTAATCCCTCCATTTTCAATTGTTGAACCACTTAAAAGTGCAGCAGAAATATATTGTCCTGCAAATTCACCTGCATAAGTAGTTGTAATACTTGTAGTAGTTGGCATAATTTATTTATTTTTTAATATTAGAAATTCTTTGTAATACTCTATCTGCAGTAGTCAATGTTCTTTTCTGTGCAAATAGGTTTAAATTATTTTTAGTCTCAGCTTCAGGATTGTGAGTTACTTTAGCAATAGGTTCTTCAACTACACTTAATTCCTCTTTTACTTCCTTAACTTCTTCTTTAGAAACTTCTTCGCTCATTTCTTCTTTTTCTTCTTTTTTAGGTTCAATCATAGACTTGATTTCATCAATCATCGCTTTGACTTCTGCTAAATCTTCTTTAGTAGCGTAGTTCATTTCTTCTTTTTCTTCTTCAGCAGCTTCTACTTCTTCGGATGCTTCTGCTTCCTTAACTTCTTCCGCTGCTCCAATAGATGCAATAACACCTTCTTCTTCTATTTTAAGCATTTCGCCATCTTCAAGAGTGTATTCACCTATCGGTAAAGCTACCTTTTCATCTTCTGTTACAATGAATACTTCACTTCCTGCTGCAAACTCTTCACTTTCGATTACAGTTCCGTTTTCAAGAGTAGCTTGTGCTAATTTAACTTCTTCGGATGCCTCCACCCCAACAAGCTCTTTTACTTTATTTAACATATCTGTCGCTTTCATATTTATTACAATAAATTAATACTTTAATCGTTATATTTTTATTTAAGGCCTTGTACTTCTTTTGCAATATAATACCACATAGAACTATAATCCTCTAATTTATTAATACCAGATTGTATTTCTTTTTCTCTTCTTTCAATACCTCCAAGAGCCTCTGGAATATCTTTACCAATTGTTTTTTTCATTTCACTAATTTCTTGTAAAGCTTTATCTAAATTTTTTATATCCCTGTTCATCTCATCTATACCTTGATCAATTTCTCTATCAATTTCAAGTATTTTCATTTTATATTCTTGAATTTCTTTTTCAAATTTATCACCATATTTTTTATAAGCATTTAAGCCTTGTAGAATTTTTTCTGCTTGCTGTAAACTTAAAGAGACATTTATTTTAGATAGTTTTGTTGATATTTTATTTGCAGTTGGTTTCATATTATTGCTTTATATATAAATGATTTATTTAAATGTTTGTTATATTTTTAGTCTATCTTAGTTATATTTCCTATTCCTTGCGCTTGGAAGCTACCATCACAACATTTTCTTGAATAGGTTTTACCGTCTTTACATAAACATCCTCTTTTGTCGTTTTGTGGACTTGGGTTTCTATCTTTATAGTTTCTCATTATCCTGCGTTTTGTGTACGTTGTATGAAGTAAATAACATCCCATATTAAGGAATCACCACCAACAGAGTTAACTTTTAATTGAACTCCATCAGCGACAAATGTTGCATCTGTGTAATATTGCATCATTATGTTCTCAACGTGTTCTGCATCATTTCCTTTTGGATATGCAATAGTTCCTGCCACTCTTGATATTTGACCGCTACCCTCTAAATTGTATTCTAAGAATGTTTGGTTTGCATTAGCAGCAGATGCTTTAAAAGCTACTGTAAAAATATAAACGTCATTCTCATTGACACCTAATACCTTTTGAGTAGATGAATCATAA